TCTGTGTCATATCCGTTATGTACTTTGCGTGATTACACATTATGCGGTTGTTTGCCACGTTTTTACCTCTTTTTCTGCGGCTTAAAATGCGGTGGTCGCCCATATAGTAATCGTGCAATAATCGGTATCTCTGTCGCTCTCGCTCGTGCCGTTCAATCAATTTCGTTATGATAAACGGTGTCACACCGCCTGCGACTATATCTTCATCAATTATCATATTCCGTACTCCTCTCTTGAATAGATTTTAGCTTTCTTATCCTTGCGCCAACTCTCAACGCCGTATCTCAGCGCCGCCATTGCGTCATCAAATACATTGACAGGTTCGTCAGTATACTCGCCCGACTTTTCATCAACTCGCCAACGCCATTGCTGTATCTCTTTGATTACATTCACGCAAGACGGATGAATATGTATCTTTCTGCCTTTTAACCAGTCAATTTGTGATTGTATGCTGTTCGGATTTTTAACAACCGCCTTTGCCCTGTAGCCCGCCTTTCGCCACATCTTGATACGGTCCGGCTCTGCACTGTCGCACCACATTGCAAGACTTTTGCTGAACTTCCCGTCAGCTTTTTGAATAATCTCTGTCGTGTCCATTTCGTGTACATACAGTTCATTACAAACGTAAATATCACCGTCCTTATAACCTAACGTCAATATAGCATTTGCGTGATTAAATCCGAAGTCCTGTCCTATTGCCATAGCGTCAAAACGGCTCATATCTGTATCAAATTCTTCAATGCGATAGTTCGAGAATATCAATCCGCCTGTTTCGCCCCATTCACCCAGTCCGTAAATTCTGTAGCCCTCAGGGTCAACCTCTTTACGACGTAGCATACGTTGTCTGTATGCCTCGTCACAAAATCGGTTTGTTAAATATGTGCTTTGGTGTGTCAGTACATTATCGTCCTGTATATCGAAAAACACTTTCTTTATCCAATGGCTTGATGATACCGGATTGAATGTCAATTTTATCTGATAAAAAAGACCGTTGGGAAGTTCACCTCTCAAACGGTCATCTATAATTTCAAAATCCTGTTGTACAAGCTCCGTAGCCTCTTCAATCCATACGTCCGTTAATTTTCCGTTCGCAAATGTGATTGATTTCAGCTTTTCGCGTTGCTTGTTATCGTTTACACCACGAAATATAATCTTGTTGCCGTTGACACAGGTAAATGATAACGGACTTTGAGTGATTCTCCACGCTCTGCCTACTCCCATTCGATTTATAGCCGATTCGAGTTCGGCAAACGTACTGTCACGGTTAGTTATATCAGACTTTCTCACACATACCAAATTACGCCCTTTGTCACGCATTAAACGCAATATGTACAGTTGTGCGGTATCAACACTCTTGCCACTTCCGGCACTGCCTTTCATTACAACATAACGCTTTTTACATTGGTGTACAGGCTTAAATATCGGATTGAACGGTACTGTTATTTTGTTCATTCGTCACCGCCTCCGTAATCAATCTTAATGCTGTAGTCCATATCACCGTCAACGTTTAATTTGTCTGTAAACAATGCGTAGTATTTACCCAACATTTCCGCCGCTTTGTTTACGTCCGACACCTTTGTCGGTATTTCAACACATATCGGTTGCTCCGCCTCGTCAGTGACTTTCTTGCCATTGTCGTCATAGTGTGATTTTCGTGCTTTGCACGTCACTACAACCGTTTCGGGTTTCTCACGTCGCATAACAGCCGTAAGCGTTTTCAATACCTCGTCCTGCTTGGCAATAAGAGCGTCCTCTTTCTCTTTCAGCCGCTTTTGTATGTATTCTTGAATTTCAGGTTTCTTCAAGTTCTCATTTCCAATCGAATACGCCGTCTTTTCCGAATATCCCGCTCTTAACGCCGCCTGCGTTGCATTCAAATCAATCAAATATTCCTCACAAAACAATTTCTGTTTCTCCGTCACTCTTATCACCTCCTGTTTTATCCCATAAGAAAAACACACCCGATTAGGTGTGTTTTGAAATTTCTATTTTCTATCTCTCACTTCTATGTAATATCTTTTAACTTTATCATTACATTCTACCGTTTGAAATTGTCGCTCCTTAAGTATATCGTCTATGCACATTAAAGCTATTTTACATTGCTTACATGTTCGTAAATTTTTATCTTTTGCTTTTGAATCTCTAAAATAGCAAATTATAACAATAATATAAACTAAATACAAAAATCCTATCATAAAAATCATATCCGGCACACTGCCATTTAATACCACATTCTTCGTAGTTACCAATATTGATATTACCGAAAAAACTAGAATTAAGATTGAGTTTACCATATCTACGGCATATTTCAATCTATCTGTCGAGTCAAAAGGATTTTTATGCTCATTTTCATACATTTTTATTTCTAGCCTATACTTTTCATTCAAAAGTTCTTCTTCGGTCTTGTTCTTATAAATATTCATCATTTCGGCTCTAAAAAGATTAGTTTCTTCATCATCTTCGGTTATATCTTTTATCAAATTTCCTTCTTCTTTTTTTGACATATATCATCACCTCGTATGATATATACCCATAATATTACAACTTCAAACATTTTTTGATAATTTTTTAATATCTCCTCTCCCACCAATTACACGAGATATTCACCCATCATCTCACGATGATACACCGCTTATGTTACTTGTTCTACTATACACTATATCACAGGTGCAATAGGACATTCTATGACATCTTTGATTAAGTTCAATGCTTTTCCATGCAATCTACACACTTGTTTATAGCTATAATGTATCCTACAAGCAATCATTTCCCACGTTTGAAAATTGAGATAACGCAGAATTAATATAGTTCGAAGTGTTGCGTCGTCGAGTTTATTCACGTTTTCCAAAATCTCTTTTTTAATCTCATACAGTCTGTCAATGCGTTTATCTATCAATTCGGAATAAGCGGCATAGCTTATGAACTTATTCTCCGAAGTATTCACGTTTGACGTCTGCACCTTTTCACTGCCCGACTGAGCCACAGTGCTTGTTGCGTTTGTCAATGCTCGCTCCTGCTCCAAAATCAATGCGTTAATCTCCTCGTCCGTCTTTCTCGCTCTCGAAAGCCATTCTTTACATTCTTTAATCGTCAAATCAATTCCCCCTATGCTTTCTTGTCCGGTACATACTCCGGACACTTTTCAATCCTATACGAATCGTATGTCTTGCGGTGTACCTTTTCAGCAGTCCAACCCTCCACAGGCTGAAAGCAACTGCTCCACGAACAAGCGCCACAAGCTTTCTGACACGCCCAACATAATTGTTCTTTAGCCATTGTCTTGCACCTCATCTAATCTCTGAACATACTCGGTAAAATACCATATCAGTTCATCTTTGAATACTTCGATAGCTTCCTCTGCTTTTTCCTTGGTGGCGAAATATATTGTATTAGGTAATCGCATAATATAATAATACTCTGCGTACATTTCTTCAGAACTATATATAATAAACCACTTCTTTTTACTTTCATTGTTCCAATCTTCTACTGAAATAGGCTCGTCGTTTTGTGCCTGCCATTGTCTTAGACAACGTTGCAATCTGTCTGCACGAGCATTGTTCTCGGCAATGGTTTTATCATTATAGTAATTACCATTGATGTAATATAGGTTATTTACCAGTGTTCTGCCTCCTAACACTTCGTGTCCGTCATTGATTGTATCATCAACGAAATAACTTTCGTCTTCATCAACTCTTTCATATCCAGTCTTGGGCTTGTCCTCAACCAGTCCCAATATTTTAGCTTGTTCTTCTGATATTTCAGCGTGAACGGTTTTACCGTTCACTTTTAATTCAACTTGCATTACTTTTCCTCCGTTTATTTTTTTCTTGAAATTCCTTTAATCTGTCCTCTAAATATTCAATCTCATCTTTCCAATGCTCAATTAGCATTTCTTCGATTTGTTGCTTTGCGTCATCTATACTATCAGCCCACAATAGGTCATCGTCTGCACTTAATTCTTTTGATATATAATAAAATGCTTCATCATCCATTTCATCTTGAACAAAGCTCGCAATTACCTCATCATCATCTTCATAAAATGGGCTAAAACGAAGTTCGTGCCATTCTTCTCCAAATTCATTCTTTTTGACTTTCCATTCTTTCATTTTTTATTCCTCAAACAATTCGGGATTATCATTCATATCGTGTATATTGCCTATAACACTGGCTGATTTCCCGTCACCGCACCAGTATAATAAATCTTCTCGTAGCGTCAATAACGGCTCATGTTGCCACTCTATGACAAAACCACAGTCATTACACGCACGTTGTCTGTCGTATGTATTTCTGTATTTAACTATTCCTAAACACGCTTTCTCCGTTGTGAAATGCGGTTCATATCGGAATATACTTCCCTCAAAGACTCGGTTTCCTTTTTTGTCGGTAACTCCTGTAAATTGTCCTACTGTTTCAGGTATAACCCTATGTGCCCAGTCAACATCATTTGATGAATTATCAATTATATACACTACTTCATCTTTTACATCATCAGCTTTTTGCTGAAATATACCGCCCGTTATCCATTCTCCATTGTCTATACGTTTACCTCTGAATAGTATCTCTCGCATTATGCATCCTCCTCAATACTTACAATCAATTTCCAACTTGCTCGCCATTGCCTTTTTTATAATTTTCAGCAACGTTTTACGGTAGCGACTTTTTGTTGTAGCCGCTACCCTTAAATCCCTTATACTTTTTGCTCATTGAATCGCCCAACTCCAATCTAAATGCTGTCCGCATTCAACGCAATATTTATCGCCAAATAATATATCTGTACCATTGCCGCAATTAGGACAAATGAGTTGATTGCCGTCGAATTCTATTTTTTTGGGAATTTGTTTTTTTAATGTTTTTTGTACAATAGCCAATGCCATATCTCGTTCGACAGTCATTTCGTCTTTTTGTATAGCATTTGTAATAACCTCTATTGTTTGTTCGTATGTCATTTCTCTTTTCATCGGCTCAAAATTTTTATCTTCCTCCAACAGCGCCGTAAGTAACAGCAGATAATTTATACTGTCACCTATCTTTTCAGCCCACATTTCTTTTGATATTGCCTTGCCCTGTTCGTAATCGTCAATCAAATCATACACGCTGACAGTATGCTTTGCCATCATACCGCCTAATGCCTTTACAGATGTACATTTCTGCAATTTGCCTGCCACTTTGAAATTATGCAACCTGTCGTCCGTTGCGTATTCTTCTGCTTTACTGCATAGAACGCTTTTACACGTTTCTATGCGTTTGTTTATGATATTTTCAAATTGTTCAGTTCTCATATCGTCACCTCTTATTCGCACGGCTCGTACTTCGCGTGGAACGCATCAGGCTTACATGGGTAATATTCCCCTCGTAGTCCTCTGATGATGTAATCGCCGACGTTTGCCTTCATATCACCTTCTAATGTTGATATAAATATAACAGGCTCTAAGCCCTCTACACGGATAATATGTTTTTCTAATCCATTTGTAAATTTTATAATTTCATCAAGGTTATGCCCTTCCCACTGCACTGCCTCAATTTCACAAGGCTTTGTTTTATATCTCATTCTTCTGCTCCTCCTTTGAATATTGGTTTATACTTTTCATCTGTCGGTGTGTTATACAATCCGCACGCCTCATATTTGCTACGCCAGTTTGTATTAGCCTCTCTCGTTATACCATACGCCTTGCATTTGCAGTGATGTTTTCCGTCAACTACTATTGTTGTGAAGTTACAGCAATTACGGCATAACACTCCTTCCATTTTGCCATATTCTCGATACATAGCACCGATTTTAATTCTCTTTTTCTTCGCCATTTTCTTCCTCCTCAAAATCACTAACCACTTTTATAATTCTTATAACCACTTTCATAATAGTTTCATTTTCTGTGTAATTACTGCTATATCCAGTATGCAGTAATGCGCTTGCTCTACCCATTTCATAGTAATGAGCCATAAAATTCATGTTAAAAAACGAATCTTTTTTCGGAAATTGATTAAACATTTTTAATCTGATTTCTGTTTGCTCGAGCATTATATCTTGAACTGCCTCTTTTGCGTCTTTCGAGTTGCGAATTGAAGCAATGCAAAGGTCTATAAATTTTAATTTATTAAAATCTAAATTTTCTGTTTTTGCTTCACCTAAATATTCTTTGAATATCTTGCGAATAATATCATCAAAATCATACGGCAAACGCGTATTCATTTCTATTTCCACGCCCATTGGTAATTTAATAGTCATTGTCTTATTCCTCCATATCAATCCACGTTATACCCACTGCATAAGCCGCCCAAATGTCACTCTTAAATCCATAAAACCAATCGGGACATTTCTTTGTCCCTTTTCCGTTCTTTAGGTCGTGCTTTGCAAATCTGTCTATCAAAGCCCTGCGAATAGTTGCGTCGTTGGCTTTCATACTGTGACAGATGTTAATTTTTTCGTCTTTGCGTGTTATGTATTGAACGTCCTTTTGTAATTGCTTTGATTTTTCTGTAAATCTGCCTATCCACACACATGTTTCAAACACTTCACACCCAACCGGCATACCGTAACACGCCACCATTTCAATAACAACAGCGTCTACTTGATATACTCTTATCAGACGTTCAAAACTGTCTAACAATTCGTTGTTATCGGTCTTTCCAAAATCTTGCGGTTTCATTGTTTCCCCGTCAATAACACACCAACCGCTTTGTGCATTACCGGGGTCTATTGCCAATATAAC